TAAATCCCTGGCACCTGAGCTCACCCTCAGTGCATAATGCCCCGCCTTAGAAATAGGGCGGGGTTTTTATTTGCTATGTGACAGGAACCTGCCTACACTGCATCCAGTTTAATCGAACAGAGGATATAAACGATGAGTCGTCCAAAGACCATCACTCTTTCGCCAACTGCCTTAGATCGTAATGGTATTTCCGTTGCAGCTACTCTCGGCGGCGCAGGCAACCTCACTTTAGGTGGGGCGCTTGCATCAGGCGGCACAGTGACATTCACACAGGCACAGCATGTTTCTATATATGCAGCGGGTAACAACGCCGCCGTTACATTCACGGTAACAGGCACCGACCGTTACGGTACGGCCATGACGGAGGCCATTACAGGGCCAAACGCGACAACCGTTACAGGTTCAAAGAACTTTGCCACTATTAGCCAGATCGCGGCAGGCGGCGCAACTACAGGTGACGTAGAGGCCGGGGTTGACGGTACGTGCGAATCCCAGTGGTTTGTGCTCAATTACCGTGGCCATGATTTCAATGTAGGTTTTGGGTGCGAACTCACAGGTACCGCGACCTACGCGGTTCAGCACACATTTGACAACGTCCTCGCTTCTGGTTTTGTAGAGGACAGCGCCACGGTGTATACGAACACGACAGTTACTGGCGAAACAACTAATCAGGACGGCAACTATACAAACCCTCCTGTCGCTATTCGCCTCGCCATCACGGCGCATACTTCTGGCACGGTATCCATTAAAATCGTAGGTGGGGGTCTCAGCTAATGGCTATTTCCTCAACGGTTAAAGCTGCGAAAGCCTCTGCCGATGCAGTGTGTACTGAACGCCTTTGAGGATACGACAGTTCTTGAACCGGGTGAGACTGTGAGCCTCTGCGCCCAGACGACTACGGGAACCTCAACGCGGACTATCGGTGTGTTGAATATGAGAGAGGATCAATAGATGGCAAGTTCAGGGACATATACTTTTGATATTAACGTGCAGGAGTGCATCACGGAAGCGTACGAGCGCGCAGGTGTGGACGCGCAGATACTAACAGGGTATCAGGTCCGCGCCGCGCGCCGCAGCCTCAACCTGTTGTTTGCAGACTGGGCTACACGGGGCGTTAACTACTGGAAGACCGAGGAGACGACTCTAGCGCTTGTACAGGGTACACTTGTTTACGCCCTACCCACAGGCACCACAGATATTCTTAGTGCTGTCCTACGGCGCGCAGGGTCCGACACGGTACTGCAGCGCATAAGTCTTACAGACTATAACGTAAAGCCCAACAAGACAGACCAAGGCAAACCCACAGCGTTCTTCTTTGACCGCCAAATCACACCGCAGCTTTACCTCTGGCAAGTGCCCGAGAACAGCACAGACACTATCGTTTATTGGGTGTTGCGCCAAGTGGAAGATATTACAGCCAGCAATGAGTCTGCGGATGTACCTTACCGCTGGTATGAAGCGATGTGCTCAGGGCTGGCGTATAAACTGGCTACGAAGTCGCCTACGATTGATGTTAACCGAATCGCACTTTTGACAACGCAGATGGACGTAGCGTTTGACCATGTTGCGCAAGATGAAGCTGAACGGGCGTCCCTTTCAATTATACCAACTTCGGTGATCTAATGGCCAAGTTCGCATCCGGAAAATTCGCTAGAGAGAATTGCGACAGGTGCGGCTGGGAGTATTCTTATGGTCAGCTCCGGATGGAGTGGAACGGTCTAAAGACGTGCCCTACGTGCTGGGAGTCAAAGCACCCACAGCTGGAGCCGCGCAGCGTTTCTGATGCGACTGCCCTACGTGACCCTCGTCCAACAGAAGCTGTTGATGTAGTAAAAGTCAGGCCGACGGGTATCGTAGTGTACTCACGATTTATAACAGGAACTGAGAAGTCGCTCACAACAGGTGCGCAACCTAGCGGAGCCACGGGCACGGGTGCCGTCGGTACCTCCGTGGGGAGCGTGGTACTATTTCCTACGGGGGTTGCTTCAACAGGTGTGGTTCCTGCAGAGAATGCCCCTTTCTGGATATCGGGTTTATCTTCTACGGCCACTGTCGGCACAGCGGTTCCAGTCGCCATGGCCTTCGTCGGCGGCGCATCTTCTACAGGAGTTCTTTCCACTGGCACAATAGGCGAAGAGAACCTCAGTATAGCCAAACCCGTCAGTGGAGTATATGGTACAGGCCAAGTCGGTGACGTTGACGCCCTTCCTGGGTGGGGCGAAGGCGCTTGGGGACAAGGAGATTGGGGACAGTGAACTACACAACAATCCTATCAGATAGCCAGTCACAGTTCGAGGACGACAGCGCCGAGTTCCTTGCGGCTATCCCTCGTCTGGTTACAGCCGCAGAAAACCGTATATTCAAAGACGTGCCGAATCTACCGCCCTTCCGCACCACAGGCACCGGGTCCATGGTTACTGGAACGTCAACACTTACCAAGCCGACAGGGTGCCGCATGGTACGCCAAGTCAGCTACACGAACGGAAGTAGCGCCGAGGTATTTCTTGAGCGCCGCATAGACTCTTTCATCAAGGACTACTGGCCCACAGTCGCAACAACTGCAGCCCCCTTATTCTTTGCGGAAAATGATGATGACCTAATCCTTGTAGGGCCTACCCCAGACAGCACCTATGCGTATACGGTATACTATCTCCGCGTTCCTACAGGGCTCTCATCGAGCAATGAGACAACGGAGCTTGGCGATAAATACGAAAACGTGTTAGTCTATGGAACATATTGGGAATGCGCAAAGTTTCTAGTGGATACAGAAGCAGCCGCCGTTTGGGAAAAAGACTATAAAGAAGAGATAGCCAAACTGCAACAAGAGGTAGGTAGAATCTACCGCAACGAATACGGATCAGGAGTCTAACCGATGGCAATTACCCAAGCGCTCTGTACTTCCTTTAAATCAGAGCTATTCAACAAAGAACACGATATGGACACTGACACGTTCAAAATCGCGTTATACACAAGTTCGGCGACACTTAGCGCCGCGACTACAGCTTATTCAGCAACCAACGAAGTTTCCGGCACAGGATACACAGCTACAGGGGCAACCCTTACAGGTGGTGCAATCGCAACAAGCGGCGTTGTGGCTTATGTGGACTTCACAGACCCAAGCTGGACAACGTCCACGTTCACGGCACGGGGCGCGCTGATTTACAATACATCAGCAAGCAACAAGGCTGTCGCGGTTCTGGACTTTGGCGGCGACTTTACGGTGGCCGCAGGCACATTCACCATCGTGTTCCCTACAGCGGACGCGAGCAACGCCCTCATTCGACTGGAGTAAATTATGGCCTCAACAGCTTCCGACCTCATCAAGTTTGAAAAACAAGCCACGGGTGAAAACTCGGCGACTTGGGGGACCAAAGCCAACGTAGCTCTGAGCCGAATTGAAGAAGCCGTTGCGGGTATGACTACGATCACACTCGCGGGTGCAGACTACACTTTGGACGACACGCAGTATTTGGAAAACTCCACCACAACTGCAGAGTCGCACCTTGCCATAATCAAGGCTTCTGGTACTCCCGGTGCAACACGTCAAATTATCGTACCTCTTCGCACCAAGATGTACACGGTTTGGAACGCGACTACAGACGCGAGCGACCTAACGGTTGGCGGTTCTTCTGGCACAACGGTCACTATTATTAACGGGGCCGTAGCTACGGTCATGTGTGATGGGACCAATGTCGTATTCGCAGGTGCTCAGCATACCGCTGGCGTCGTAGACATCGTAGCGGGGGGCACAGGTGCCACAACTGCAGCGCTCGCCTTTACGGCTCTTAAACAGGCGGCTACCACATCGGCTACAGGTGTTCTGGAAATTGCCACGGACGCCGAAGTTGTAACGGGTACGGCCACAGACCGTATATCAACTCCCGCTAGTATCTCCGCTCAGTACAGTCCTATCGCTCGTGTCATACAGGCACAGACAGGGACCACGTACACGCTGGTACTAGGTGACGCAGGTGATCTGGTTACGATGAGCAACGCAAGCGCGAACACTCTGACCATCCCGCCTAACAGCTCCGTTGCATTCGCCACAGGCACACAGATTGATATCTACAACTTAGGCGCGGGCATCACGTCTGTCACAGGTGGTACAGGTGTAACACTCAACGGCGTGTCGACAGGCACAGGGGCGCTCAACGCGCAGTATGCAGCGGTCACAATTATCAAAGTCGCAACCGATACATGGTTGATGACGGGTGGCCACGGGGCGGTGGCCTAATGAGCCGCTTTGCACTAGGCGTCATTAGCGGCGCGACAGCCGCACTCCTACTTAAGCAATCGGCGTTGTTTAATGGTGCAGCAAAGACAGTTCGTACGCTGAGTGGTGCAGGTAATCGCAAGACTTGGACATATAGTGCGTGGTTAAAACCTACAGAGGATGCAAGTGTATTTTTCCAAAGCGGAGGATCTACTGACTATACTCAGTTACTATTTGCATTTGGTAAACTGTTTTTACAGGTAGCCACATCATCGACCACGTTGTCTAATGTAGCCACCATTGCATCTTTTGTTGATTACTCAAGCTGGTATCATGTGGTTTACAGTGTTGATACAACATTAGCTACCGCCGCTGACCGTGTAAAAATATACGTGAATGGCTCACGTGCTGACCTAAACATTACAACCCAGATTGGGGTAAACGTTGATACTTGGATTAATTCAACTAGCATTCATAGAGTGTCTTCTCACTACTCCGGGGCAGATTATGAAGGAAGAATGGCGCGTGTTGAACTAATCGATGGTGCTGCACTTTCAGCCAGTGACTTTGGTGAGACTGATGACGATGGCTTCTGGAACCCTAAAGTGTACTCAGGTTCTTATGGCGATGAAGGTGTGCTTCTTGAATTTGCAACTAACACCGATTACGGAAGCGATACATCAGGCAATAGCAATGACTATACAGATAGTGGCTTCGCTACAACTGACCAATCAGACGACGTTCCGACGAACGATGCTGATAATAACAATGGTAATTTTATTACATTTGATCCCAACAAAGCACAAGCTCAAGTATTGCTAACAGAAGGTAATTTGAATGTAGATGCGAGTGATGGCACTCCTGCTGGCAATAGCGTCGCGACAACCTTCACTCCACAATCTGGGAAGTGGTACTTCGAAGGGCCATGTGTTGCAGATGCAGGTGCAGGTGTTCTCGATGAGGGTACTACAGCGTTTATGAGTTTAGTGAATAACTCCACAAGCGGTCATGTTGCGGGTGAGTATGAAAACACGGGTAGTTGGCGGGATCGTGAGGGCGGTACTGTAACTTCCCACACCACGCCTACTACGGTGGACCCGACAAATGACCGTGCAATTTTCGCAGTCGACCTAACAAACAATTTGTTTTGGACAGGTTACTACGACGATAGCACTTCAACTTCGCAATGGTGTGATGCCGCAACAGGTTTCACAGGTGATCCAGCCGCAGGAACAAACGGAATTACAATTCCGTCTGTAGGTATGCGTACAATCTTTGCTTATGCAAGAACAGCAGATGGCCTTTATAATTTTGGTGCAACAGCTTTTTCTGGCACACCGCCGACAGACTTCTTAGCTATCAATACAGCAAACCTACCAGCAAGCCACCCTCTCTACACTGGGACAATCGCACAATATAGGGCTGGTGTGCAGGTCCAATCAGACGCGCTTGGTAGTAATTCACTAGGCAATACTGACCAGTCAATGCGCGTGGTAATCCCTGCGAGTGCTATAGTGGATCATGATACAAAATATATTCGCCTAAAACTTAAAGCGGCATCCTCAGAAGCGTTCAATACATCTCATTTGTACTTCGGGACAAACGATGCAGGTGGTTCTAATGCATGGGACTTTGCTGGTGATCAAGTGCAAGTAAAGGTCAACGGTTCTGGTACGATTAGCGTTCCCGCCGGAGGTTCTATTTGGTCTGATTGGTTCGCTTTTGTTGCCAATGGGACAGACCCGCTACTTGCCGCATGGCTGTTCGCTTCATCAGGCGCTGGAACAGGTTATGCAGCGACAACAGGCCATACCCGATATTACAAAACTTCATCCACCTCATCTACTGATGCATCTGCCACATCCCCATCAGGGTTCACTGCACAGAGTAACTATTTCATGTTAATTGAAGCAATAGAGGTTCAATAAATGGCTGATGCCCAGCCCGCTAGACGATCAGGAGATGGCCACATATGGGCCGCTATAGAAGACCTTCGATTAGGCCAAGCGGTCCGAGAAGAGAAGATGGACGGCTTTGTTGAATATCAACGGGAGCGAAACACCGAACTTCTCGCTGCAGTTAAAGATACGAACCTTGAACTTAGTAAAATGCGCGCAGAAGCGGCCAAGCATAACCAGAAAGAAGATATGCTCAACGCGTCCTTCTTCAAGAAAGGTGTGTGGTTTCTAGGCGCAGTCATCGTGGCTCTTTCCGGGTATATATGGGAACATAAAAACTAATAGGGTAAGGAGAGCTAGGTATGGAAATGATTGGTGACTTAAAAGCGGTATGGCCTTTTATCATGGCGGTGCTGGCGTTGGTGGTTTGGCTGGTGAGGCTAGAGTCTGTGTCAAAACAGAACTCAGAGCAAACGAAAGAGAACAAGAAAGCCGCCATAGCCGCTTTCGAAAAGATTGACGCTCTCAACGAGGCGCTACCAGTTATGCAAAGTAAGATCTCCGTATTCGGTTCGATGCTGAAACCGGACAAGCTCGCCGAGCATCATTCGTCTACGGCTAAATTCCAAGCAGAAACAGAGAAAGACATTGAACGTCTTATGGACGCAGCAAAAAAATCAGGAGTTATCTAATGCTCACACTTTTAGGTTCACTACTCGGCTTCGGCACCAGCTTCTTACCAAAGGTCATGAACTTCTTTAAGGAGAAGCGCGACCAAGCTCACGAATTAAACATGATGGACAAGCAGCTTGAACAGCAAATCAAGATGGGCGCTCAGCGAATTGAAATGTCCCACGTTGACGCAGATATACGTGAGAGCGAGGCGCTGCTAAAGCATGACGCGGCGATCACCAAGAAAGCGGACCAGTGGGTTATAAATCTCGCCGCAAGTGTGCGTCCGGTAATAACATACTTATTCTTCATTGAGTTCTTCGCCCTAACTGTAGCGGTGAATATGGACTGGATGACGACAGTTCAGTACGCTGAGATCTGGAATGATCCTACTCAAGCCTTGTTTGGCACAGTCGTCTGCTTCTGGTTCGGATCGCGCACGTTTGCGCGGCAATCCCACACATGAACGTAGGCTCTGCAGGTATAGCGCTTATAAAGAAATGGGAAGGACTTGTGGATGGAGACCCTGATACACCGGGCCTGGACCCGTATCGGTGCCCTGCTGATATCCCTACTATTGGGTGGGGCAGCACTTGGGATTTGGATGGTAGTCGTATTACTATGGATCAT